GGGAAAATGATACGCCAGGACCACGTTCCTGCGCAGCAGTGGAAGAAATTTGAGACTATCACTGAGGGCAGAATCCGGGCATCTGACTTTCTGGATGCGCAATAATGCGAATGACCCCCATGAACATAGAGTCAGTATCAAGACTGGAATCTCTGGCAAAGGCCTTGAAGGAGATTGGGTGACTGACTTCGAGAAAGCCTGGAAAGAAAACCCCTGGACCCAGGGAAGCAAAGGTGCCGCTGAGTATTGGTATAACCGGGGCAGGGTGGAATGGATAAGTGTTGAGGATAGGTTGCCGGATTCCGGCAGGAAAGTTTTGGTCTATTACAAAAACGCTCTTGGCAATGGGCGGACTGTCTGTGCCAAACATCTTGAACAGTATTCCGAGGAAGCCTGCGGAGATAACGACGATGAAGGCGTATCCGAATACTGCGAAGAGGACGATACATTTTACAACGAGCAAGGCTGGTGGGAAATGATTGATAACTGGGATGATTATGGTTTTTGCCGGATTTATCAGGGCGATATAACCCATTGGATGCCTCTACCTGAACCACCCAAAGCCAAGGACACCCCAAAGGCGGGCAAGGAATGAGTGATTAACAGTTTCTGGTGGCCAGCCGTCGCGCTCATGAATAGCTTCTGTGCGCGTCCTACTATTCCCCCTTGTCGGCTGGCCACCGTTTTAATTCCTTCGGGAATCCCGGCACCTGGGCAAGGTGCTAGACGAACCGTGATCGAAATCTGACGGTACCAGTGGGGGCTATGCACCCAGGCGGCAAAGCATAGACAGGCGCAACCGGCACCGGCGGTAGGACTGCATCGTGATCAGTTGCAGTTTCGATGATCCACTACCTGTAATAACTAGGGCCGGGGTGATTTTTGGTGGAGCGGCGTGGAAAGCAGACACGCGATAGTCGGCAGGAGACTAAAAAGCGACCTGAAAGGTAATGGAAAACCGCGTGACCCTCGGCACCGAAAGGCAAAGCCGAACAAGGGGCCAAGATCGAAAATTTCCGAGCAGGAGTGGCGCCCTGCCTCCACCTTCAAACAACGATTTATGGTCAGGCGGCGTGGATGAACACGCATTATAGGGAGTCCGGCTACTTGAAGGCTCAGACCAATGAAAGACGCCTTGCAAAGCTCATACGGATTAACTGGCGAGCAAGCGCCAGCCGGGTCGAGAGCCGAGTCCAGAATGCCGGTGCAGGTATCCAGTCCTGCCCTGACCGCCACTTTATAACTGGGGAATGAGTAATGACTACAAAAGTAAAAGTAACCGCCTGCTGCGACTCAGATACAGAGGTTGAAATAACAAGAGAAACTGGCTTGAACACTAGTGCTCGGTCTGTACTTCAAGACGGGGATACATGGGAAGGTTACGTCTATGATGATGTTGCCGTTATAGTACGGGAAAGAGATAAAGATATACCTACCCCCATAAAGACCCCATGAACCGGAAAAACAAGAAATTCCGGCAATGATTAAAGTAAAACTTACACCCGAGCACCGTGACACCTGTACAGGGGAAGCAAAAGAGGATTAGCCCACCTTCACGGAAACGGGCCATGAATTGATTAATGTTGAAAAGGATAAGCATGATTAAACCATCACAAATTATAGGCGAAGACTATCTGTTCAGGTGGTATCTGATCCCACGAAACCGGTTTTTCAATGTGTATCTGCATAAATTTGGCCGGTCTGACGACGATCGAGCCTTGCATGATCATCCATGGCATTCAGTTTCAATCCTTCTGAAAGGGTCATATGTCGAGCATTTTGATGGTGAATCGAAGATCCGCCGGGCATTTTCAATATTCGGCAGGAAAGCAACCACCGCACACCGTATTGAAGTGGTTGATGGGCCTGTCTGGACCGTTTTTATCACCGGCAGGAACCATAGACAATGGGGGTTTTGGTGCCCGCAGGGATGGCGGCACTGGACAGAGTTCACAGATCAAACAGGTAGCAACGTAGGCAGAGGATGTGATTAGTGATTAGTTTTGACTCCGAAAAAGATTTTGAAAACTTCTTGATCGAAAATGACAGTTATTTTTCTGGGCTTTTTAAGCTTCACAACGCGAACATCTACCAACAATTGAACTTAGGCCCTTACGGTGTTGCCGACATCGTGGCTGTCGAAGAAATGCCGCATGAAGACCCTGGGAGAAAAACGATATCTGTAAAAATCTTCGAGCTTAAAAACACGCCCCTGAAGCACGAACACATTTCTCAGATTAGCCGATACAGGGAATTTTTCATGAATTCCGACCGCCACCTTTACCACAAACTAGCCATAAAAGGTTATTTAATTGGCAAAAAAACATTCCCTGCGGATGACGACTTTTGCTTTCTATGCCAGTCAATCCCGTGGCTTGATGTCTGCGAGTTTTCACTAGATCCGATCAGCGGCATTGAAATTCGCGTGGTTAGCGGATGGAAAGTTTCGGGGGCTGTAGATGAGGACTACAAAAAAGTCCTTAGGCACATAGTCCACGCCCCAGAATTTTTGGCGAATGAAGGGGCTGCGTGATGAACTATTTTCGCATAAGCAACTACGAAAAATTCCAGCACTACAAGGATAGATCGCCTCCCTGGATAAAGTTATACAACGACATTTTAGACGACTATGAATTTTCATGCTTGCAGGATGCTAGCAAGTTGCACCTGATTTTAATTTACCTTCTAGCAAGCCGCTCCGACAACAAAATTCCATGGGATGAGGAGTGGATTAAGAAAAAAATTGGGACTGAATGTGTGAATCTTGACGAACTGGAAGGAGTTGGATTCATAGAAAAAATCCAAGGAAAACAAAAGGCTAAGAAAAAGCAGAATGCTAGCAAGAAGATACCAAGCAGCAAGCAAAATGATTGTCTAGAGGGAGAGGGAGAGACAGAGGGAGAAACTACTCCAAAGAGGGCTGCTCGCATCCCTGATGATTTCGCGCTAACCGAGAACAGAAAATCTCTTGCTGAAAAATATTGGCAGGAGCGCACGCGCGCAGACCTCTGTGAGCGAACTCAAGATATTTTTGACCAATTTACCAACGACGCCCTCAGCAAGGGCAAAAAATTTGAAGACTGGGATCGCGCATGGACGACCTGGTACACCAACGCAGTTAAATTCGAGAGGGTAGCCAATGGAACGAATCGACCCGGCCAAAGCGGTGGCCAGCATGGACTTTCAAAGTCCGAAAGGCGAGACGCACAAGCCAGAGCGTACATGTCAGGCCAGCCATAGCAAGATTGCAGAAGCTGTCCGCCGCCTGCAAAGCATGGGCCACATGCACTGTGAGATTGGGGATACCGATTTCAAGCTGACCTGGGAGCCTGTGTTCAAGCAGATGTCCGATGCGCAGATTGACAAAGCCCTGTCCTCAGCAATTCGTTTCACAGGATTCCTGAAACCAGGGAACCTGCTGGAATGGGGCCAAAAGATTGAAGGCATGCCCTCCATGGAAGCCGCCTACGCGGAATGCTGCGAGTACGTGAACACGCCACACCGGAAGGCTATTTCTCACCCTGGGCTGTTGTGGGTTATCCAGCAGACCGGGACTTATGAACTCAAAACCCAGACCCGTGACAAAGTGATCTTCAGATTCAAAAGTTTCTACGAGGACATGGCTTCACAAGTGATGGGAGGGCGAATATTCGCACTGCCGGCTGAACAGCAGATCGAGCACAAGGAGTTTGTCCCATCGGATGATGACTCCCCTGGGCGCCGCCTGTTCAAAAAATGCCGCCAGGACCTTCGGCAGTACAACGTCGACCAAGGGCACAAAAAGGAGTTGCTGTCGTGAATTCTGATGAAATGATCAAGCACTTGGCAATGAAACTGTGCAGCAGCCCGGATGCTGAACTCCGCGAGATTACTTCACGGGTTGATGGCTTGCTGCTACTTGAATCCTGTGTGATCAGGCAACCGGCCAGTACAGGGGATATTGTAAAAGTAAAACCAGCCATTGAAAGTTATGCGCTATTGCACAAGATGATCGAGGTCATTGGCGAGTATTACGACATTTCCCCGGAAGACATCAAGGGCCCCAGACGGTGGCGATCAATGGTTATACCCAGGCAGATGGGCATGGCCATTTCATCGGAGATCACAAAGCACAGTTTGCTTGAAATTGGTGATGTATATAACCGCGACCACACAACAGTAATCCAGGCCAAAAGGTCAATCGCATCATGGCGACACAGAAGGCCCGAAATAAACACTGATTTCCTGTCCCTGAAGGAACGTCTTATGCCGATTGTGGAGTGTGCACATTGAACAGCAGAGACACAGGAATGACCAGACCTAAGTCCGCAGTTGGGGAAGTCGTGGATGTTGTCGGTTTGGAGAGTGGATACGCTGGTACCGGCGAGATTATAAGCAAGATATACCTTGAAGACATTGATTCGGATGCCAGCCAAAGCGGGAAATACTCTGGATGGGTTTATACAGTCATCGGTGATAGCTGGACCGAAGAATGTCTCAGAAAACGCCCAGACCTGCGCGAACCCTTTTCAATTGAATCCCTGAAAAAGATTGGCATCCCTGAAGGTGAGCCGGCATGACCGCCAGCAAGCCACACGGCGCAGAAATCACCATCGAAGGACTCTGGTACAAGCGGGGACTGCACGGACTGATATTCCGCTGGGGTGGTGATGAATGGGTAAAGTCTGGCCTGGAGCAAAAAGTATTTGATCGGGCTGCGAGTGGTATGAAACGGGTGAGGTACAGGAAAACATAATGGCTGAAAAATTCACCATAAATTCAGACCAGACCTTAAAGGATTTTTTCTGCAAGGTTGCCGAGGACTATGCTGCCCAGCATTACCTTCGCGGATCCTACCTTATTGGCCCGAACAGGACGATTCCTCAAAATCGCATGGATTTTGAACTTTACACGCTCATTGCTGAATTCCAGGGATTGCCGCTGCAGGATGTCAGGAACATACACAAACTAAACCACGGGATCCCGATTATTCGCCGCGACGATGAATCAAAGAACATCAGAATAGGCCGGTTAATCGACCACCTGACTTATGAGGAACAGGTCAGCGCCATGGAATTGGTAAATGTCACCAGCATTATGACCCGGCCACAACAGACTGAATACATCCAGACGATCATCGACACCTGGGCCGAGCGTGGATTGCCCTGGCCGGACTATGTGACCAAGTCATCAGACAAGCATCGGGGGAAGGCGGCATGAAGATTACTTTGAACGAGGAAGAATTGATGGTTAGGTCAAAGGTGTTTTCAAGCGGTGGAGGGACTCAATCGGCCTGCATAGCTGCCATGATTTGCAGGGGTGATATAGAAAAGCCTGATTTCGCCTGTATAGCCGACACTGGCTATGAAAGATCAACAACATGGGACTATATGGAGAAATACGTCACCCCGGCACTAAAGTATGCAGGTGTTGAAATGGTGAGGGTGCCTAGCAAGAAATACGCGACAGTTGGGCTGTATGGGGGGAAGAACAAAGATTCTTTACTAATCCCGGCGTTTTCCACAGAAAGCGGAGAAGTTGGGAAGATGAGGACATTTTGTAGTAATGAGTGGAAAAAGCATGTCATTAGACGATGGTTGACAGAGCAGGGTGTTAAATCAGCCGAGATGTGGCTTGGTTACTCGCTTGAGGAGAAAAAGAGAATCCGTATTGAGGAGGGGAAATGGGAAAACAGATTCCCGCTTATTGAGAAACGATTTTACAGGCACGACTCCATCAAATATGTATTAGATTATGGGTGGCCAGAACCGCCAAGGTCGGCCTGCTATATGTGCCCTAATCATAGTGATTCAGATTGGCAATGGCAAAAAGAAAACTCACCTATCGACCATGAACGCGCAGTGCTATTTCAAAATAGAATCCGCTTGGTTGACCAAGATGTTTGGCTCACAAGACACGCGGAACCGATAGAGAATGTTGACTTTTCAAATGCTGACGAAGATCAAATCGGGTTTTGTGAGCAGTGGGGCTGCTTTACTTAGTGTCCAACAGCAAGCGCAAATGCCCAAACTCCAAAAGCGAGACATGCCGAAAATACAACCGCCCCAAAGATGGAAGGGAGATCAATAACAGGCTGTATTGCGGAGACGACTGCATAACCGAGTACGCCCTGAAAAACAGGCTACAGGGCAAGAAAAAGCTGGAACGGCACAGGAAACAGGAACATGCGAGAAAGAAGCGAGAATTCTATGATAAAGACATTAAGACAAGGCGCGAGGCGGCTCAAATGGCATTTAACAAATACATTAAAGCCAGGGACAAAGGTTTGCCATGTGTATCATGTGATAAGCCGGACAACGGGCTTCACCAAAGGCACTCTTCCCACTATCGCAGTATAGGGGCTTGCAGTGCGCTACGTTTCCATGAGGACAATTGCCACGCAAGCTGTCAGCAGTGCAATACAGAGAAGTCTGGGAACTTGATCGAGTATAGGCGTCGGCTTGTTAAAAGGATCGGGCTAGAGAAAGTAGAATGGCTTGAGTTTCAGAACGGTGTCACAAGATACAAGGCGGACGACTTAAAAAGCATAGAAATAAAATACAAAAACAAAGTAAAAGAATTGCTATAATGAGCAGGCGCCTAGGCTTAGCGGCTGAAAGCAGGAATCAATCCCCTGTTGGCGTATATACCGGGTTGATAACCGATGATTGTGAGGTTTCTATGATTATATCAAACAAAAAAATAAGGATTAATGCTACATACCGCACATTTTTCAGGTGCGCATGTGACGAATGTGGGTCTGATTTTATAAGGCGGTCAGATTACCGAAGTTTTGAAGTTTGTCTGGCGTGTTCAGATAAGAGGGGCGGAAAGACTAGGCAGGTTCACGGGTGCAACAACCGAAATAGCAGGCTCCATGTTGTTTGGGGAAATATGAAAAGAAGGTGCCTTGACCCCCAAAATAAGAAATACCCTTCATATGGCGGAGCAGGGATAGGGGTTTGTGATGAATGGATTGATTTCGTTCCCTTCAAAAAATGGGCAGACGAAAATGGATATGCTGACCACTTAACCATTGACAGGATAAATAACGAAAAGGGGTACAGCCCCAACAACTGCAGGTTTGTGAGCAGGAGCGTTCAGAACGCCAACAAAAGAATAACGGACAAGAATAAAAGTGGGTACATAGGAGTTTCAATGAACCGGATTGGGAGGTATGTCGCTTGCGTTCAATGGAAAGGAAAGCAGCACCACGTAGGATGCTTCGGGACTCCCGAAGAAGCGGGAAAGGCCAGGGACAGGTTTGTCATAAACAAGAATCTTCCCCACTCTCTAAACTTTCCGCAAATGCCACGTGATGGAGAGTTGCTAAATGGTTGATTTAAGCGCAGACGCCCTGGCAGAGTCCCTCAACATGCACGGATGGGGTTACTGGGCATCCCATACTGACGAAAGCCTTAAAGTTTATCGAGAATGTACTTAGACAAAGACGTGCCCTTCGCCCTGGCAAGTTCTGACAAATCATCCTTGCGCTTTTGTGTGCATCTTAGAGCAATCATAGCATTTTTAGCTTTATCGCCCTTAGACGCGCTCCGGTTTCCTGTGTTGCCGTGAGTTTTTTTCATGCGGCATCACCAGTCTTTGCGTCTACGATGGCGAAAAAGTCCTCTACCCGACTGCCGTCACTGCCGAGCTCGGTGCCGCCCAGCGCCAGGTTCGCTGCTTTACCTTCAGCTATGGCTTCAGCCAAGGCTGACTCAGCCGCTGCCACGGTATCGAAAGTATCCCCGAAAGGGCCGTTGACCAAGTCTGCTATTTTGTAAGTTTTCATAATATAGCGCTCCTGTATAATTGCTTATAATTCAATTGGTTAATCTGGGCGGAAACTTTCCGCCCAGATGCTCAGACCCTTATATAAGCGCGTTTGATGTGACTTGATAGTCAGAATATTCAAGGGCTTCTTTAAGAATTTCGCCCCCGCGCCCTGCATCTGAGGCCCAGAAAAACCAATGGCTGTCTCTTTTCTCGCCGCCCAGGTTGCTGAACCCTTGCTCCATAGAATCAGAGTCGTCAGCGAAAACTTTATATCCATCTACGGTTTTAGTCATAATTGCTTTTTTCATCTTCTTGCTCCGTTGTTTTAGTCAGTAAGTACAGTGTATAACAGAACATATGATATGTCAAACAAATTATCTGTATATTTTCATGCCCCCGGCGCAGCAAAACAGGTCAAGGGATTTAGGCCGGGCGTCAAGCATAAAACACACATATCCCCCTTTTTTTGGAAAATAGCTTGACACTGCGTGCGCGTGTACACACAATAACGTGGCAATTGGCGCGCTTCGGCAAGGATATCCTACATGGCGGGTAGTTTAGAAGGACCGGCCTGGGTAGAACGCAGGCTCGGTGAGCACGGAAAGGAAATAACCGGCCTTCGGATTACATCCAAGCTCAATGAACAGGCAATCACATCACTACATGGCGAACACCAACGCCTGACCACATCCATGGCCAACAACCACACTGCGGTTATGACCAGCATTTCAGAGCTATCCGGCAAAGTTCAATTTGTAAACGACGATAGGAACATCAAAGAAGGCATGAAGCGCCAGAGAACGCAATCATCAATAGAGTTTAAATGGGTGGTGGCCACACTGCTTGGGGTCTTTGGTCTGATTATTGCTTACTACGCGAGTTATGCTTGAATCCCTACTTCCCATCCTCTTATCCCTCTGCTTACAGCATCCACAATGGAATTGCGAGATCGAAGCTATGAGAGCCGCGCACCTCAAAAACTACGTTATTGCGCCTACTTTGCTGAAATTGGCCGAGTATGACGAAAGGATGAATTCCGAGAGCGCCAACATCCTGATGATGGGTATAGCGGCCCAGGAATCAGACCTCTGGTACAACCTTGTCCAGCTTGGCGGTGGTCCGGCACTTGGCGGCAATGGTATAGAGCCTGCGACCCATGCGGATACATGGCGATACTTGAACAGATCAGACAAGTGGGCCTTGCGCGAAATCGTGCTGGGGCTAGTGCCCGACGAAGCGGTAACCATAGATTCCGATGGCAATTACTCTGTCGATGATAATCAACTAATCGGAAACATGCCCTACAACACAGCGATAGCCAGGATTCGCTTGTGGTATGTGCCTGAATCTCTGCCTCCACCGGATGATATTGAAGCCATTGGAGGCTACTACAAGCGTTTCTACAATTCATCAGGCGGCGCAGGCACAGTAGATGGGTTCGTAAAAAAATATAACAGGTTAGTGGCAGACAAGTGACGCGTTATGGCCAAAACATCTCTCGAGAGCATAGGCAAAAAAGCCAAGGCCATCGGCTACATAATCGGAGTCATGGTTACAGTGATTACTGTGGTATGGGCAGGACTAACCGTTTATTTTGCCAGCCAGTCGGATCTTGATTCTTTGGAAACCACAGTAGCGATCACGGAAATCACTGATCTACAAGATGAACTGGATACCAAGGAAGAAAGAATCTCATTTTTAAAGTCTCGCACAACTCTGACGCAGGAAGAAAGAAGCGAGCTTTTTGAGCTTGAGCAGACCCACGAAAGAAACCTACAGACCCTGAAAGTACTACAGGAATCTCAAGCACTGGATGCGTCACAATGATGAAGGGATATTTTAAGAACACCTGGCCCTTGATTCTGGGCGGAGTCCTAATTCTGGGCGGAGTCCTGTTTATTGTCGCTGTGGCGGCGTTTATAGCAGCTTAATACACGATCACAACGGCTTTGGAGTCAACACAATAGGAGCAACATCATGGCAACAGCAAAAGCAAAAGCAGCAGTATCAAAACCATTCTGGCAGTCACGCACGATAATCGCCAACGTAGTAGGCGCAGCGGCCACTCTCGCAGGCGTATTCGGCATGGACTTAGGGCTTGACCCTGACACCCAGGCACAGCTTGTAGCGGGCATTATGGTGGTGATTAACATCGTATTGCGCCTTGTCACTCACAAATCTATCGCATGACAGGCTCCCCGCTTATTAAAGAGGTTTTATGAAAAACATTATTGTTAAAGCAGTACTCGTTATCTCAATTATTCTGTTATCAAGTTGTTCGCAGACAATGCAGGTACTTGACGGGGCTACTCATGCCTGCGGAGTCTTGCACGTGGAAGGCTATTTCACGGACACCCAGGGTGAAGTAAGGATAATGAAACTTCCTGGAGAATGGAATGTGGAACAAGCCCTTCAATTCTGCCCTTGATAGTGAATTGCGCAAGCCCCGTAAGTGACGCGTGCGGCTGGCTTGAAGTGATTCAGCCCGCCCCTGGCTTTGAAGATCGTTGGACAAGGGCAGAGAAAGAGCAGGCTGTAGTCCATAACCGCAACGTCGAGCAGTTTTGCCGATAGCTATGGAAGAAAGAATATCTCAATATATCCAGATTGGCGATTTTGTCATAGTAAGGCACGATGAAAACAGCTTATGGATAGAGACTGAAGGCGGGGAAGGTGGCCAATTCCCTGAAAGCGATATTGAGGCATTGATAAAACAATATTACGCTGACAATTTCTGATTATAGAGCAAAAGGAACAGGAGCCATGAAACCTAAACAGAAAAGCAAAGCCAAAGCAGACTACAAGGCCAAGTTGGATTCTTTAATGAAAGGACTTCTTATTCCCAACCATGATATATGGATGTTACAATCCCCTGAATCCTTTGAAATGCTCGGTGTATTAATATCCATGAAAGCCAGCCAAGCCCCGGTAGACGCTATTCAGAGAGTAGAGAAGCGCCTTGAATACCTGCTTACCGGCAAGGATGAAAAGAAGTCAGATCAACCCAAGTTAATCATGCTCCATTAGTCAGGACAATCAATGCCAGCCGGAAGACCCACTGATTACACGCCCGAACTAGCAGACATGATCTGTTCCAGGATAGCTGAAGGCGAATCCATGAGATCAATTTCCCGTGACGAATCAATGCCTTGCATGACTACGCTATTCAAGTGGCTGAGAGAAATCCCAGAGTTTACGCAGCAATACAATGCTGGCAAGGAGCAATGTCATAGTGCATGGTTCGAGGACATTAACGATATTAGTGATAATCAGGTAGGAAACCCTGTTCTCGACAATGACGGAAAGCCCCTGATTCTTGACGGTAAGCCGGTAATGGTAGTAGATGGCCCGGCTGTCAATCACGCTAGGCTGCGCGTAGACTCAAGGAAATGGGCGCTTTCAAAGCTGATGCCCAAGAAGTACGGTGACTACAAGCAGATTGAGCATTCAGGTGAGTTAGGATTACGTAACATACCCGATGACAAGCTGGATGATGAGATAGCCACCCTGCTCAGTGACAATAAGCCCTGATATATCCCCTCCTGGCACCATATCCCTCTAATTGTATTGCATTAATGGCGCGACTTCTGGTATTCTATTGCATACATGAGCAATAGTTTAAGTCAGAAAGTAAAGGAAATGGGCGCTCCTTCCGTGAGGTGGGTTGCTCAGATGTGGGGCGTGAATGAAAGCACCTTGTATCGGTGGTGGTCTGCTGGTGGTCAGAAGTCAGATAGGCTTGAGATTATCGTAGCGGGCTGTGTAAAACTGTATGGAGGGAAGGATGAAGCGTAGACAATTCCTAAGAGCCGCAAGTGCTGCCTTAATCCTGCCTGCTATTGTCCGGGCTGAGAGCATTATGCGGGTCAAGCCGTTTGTTACTCTTGATGAAGTAGGAGATGGGATGCCCCTGTATTCAATTACTCATCCGAAAGGCAATTACCTCTGGCCATACAGAGATCTATCTGATTGATTAGCCCAGACTACTCCAAGCTAACCCCGGAGAAGAAGCGCCGGGCTATTGAGTTGCTTCAGGAGAAGGTCAGGCGCAAGCGAGAGAACTTCGTTGACTTCTACCAGCCCAACAAGAAGCAGGCTGAATTCCACAAGATGGGCAATTACTACGCCCAGCGATGCTTTATGGCTGGCAACCAACTCGGCAAGTCTCTATCTGGGGCGGCTGAGTACGCCTATCATTTAAGCGGCGAGTATCCTGACTGGTGGCAGGGATTGAGGTTTAGCAAGCCTGTATTGGCTTGGGCGTGTGGTGTAACCCCTCAAGAAATCCGGGATTCTATCCAGCTGCTACTGTGCGGGAGTCTTGAGAAGAACGAGATCGGTTACGGTACGATCAAGAACGACCAGATTCACTCCATTCAGAGAGCAATGGGAACCCCCAACTGCCTTGATTACATCATGGTCAAGCATAAGTCCGGTGGTCTGAGTGTGTGTCGGTTCAAAGCCTATTCGCAGGGTAGGCAGAAGTTCCAGGCATCCACCATTGATATTGTCTGGTTCGATGAAGAGCCGCCCGAAGAGATATACTCAGAGGGTCTGACCCGTACCAACAACGGGCAGTTTGGCCCTACATCCCTGCTGACCTATACCCCGCTATTGGGCATGACCAACCTCACCCACAAGTTCGAAGTTGCTCCGTCTGAGGAACAGGTATTGATTCGGATGGGCATTGCAGATGTAGACCACTACTCTGAAGAGCGCAAGAAGCAGATCATTGATGCTTATCCTGAACATGAACGTGAGGCCAGAAAAAACGGCATACCCATCCTTGGCTCAGGCCGTGTATTCCCTGTTCTTGAGGAGGCTATCAAGTGGGAACCCCACGCAATCCCCAAGTTCTGGGCGCAGATTATCGGGATGGACTTTGGTTACGACCATCCCCAGGCGTTTGTGCATGGTGTTTGGGATAGGGATACGGATATTATTTACATCACCAAGGGCTGGAAGCAGTCTCAATGTTCCCCTGTTAATGCGGCTGGTGTGATAAAGCCGTGGGGTGACTGGATACCTGTAGCGTGGCCCCACGATGGCAAGCAGCATGATAAGGGCGGGTCCAATGAGGAATTGGCAAGCCAGTATCGCAATGCCGGATTGAATATGTATCACACTCACGCCACCCATGAAGGCGGCGGGTATGGTACAGAGGCGGGTATTACTGCTATGATAGAGCGATTCCAGTCAGGCAGGCTCAAGGTAAACAAATACTTTGAAGAATGGTTTGAAGAATATAGGATTTACCACCGTAAGGATGGCCTGATAGTTAAAGAGCGGGATGATTTAATGAGCGCCACCCGGCAACTGATTATGATGCTTCGTATAGCAGAGACAGAACCCTTTGATGAAGAAGATTACATTCCCCCCCGCAATCAGAATGCCCCGCTAGGATGGTCATGAAGAATATTAAAGATTCATCTCCAAACAAAGACCTGATTGCCATGCTTGAGAATGATTTAGAGCGCGCCAAGAAAGGAGAAATCAGGACGATGGTTGCTCTGTATGGATGGGATGATGATAGTTGGACACATTCTTGGGTTATGGATACAAGAAATACAAGGCTAAGACTGCTCGGTGCTTTATCCCAATTGGTTTTTGATGTCCATACGAACAATGCCATGGATGATGAAGAGTCTATGCTTTCAAGGGCATTAGATGAAAACTAAGGCTCCCGGCAAAGTCAGCGATCTAGTATCCCACATCAGGGAAAGAAACCTGGTCCCCGCAATTCTGGATATGGAAGAGGGTGAGGATATCCTTGCCAAGATAGCTGAACGGGTTATCGAGGACAGGAAGGCTGACAAGACATCGATGGAGGGATGGGAGAAATTCCTTGAGGCTGGCCGGAAGCTGATGCGCCAAGACCTTGAGCCCCTGTCTGATCCATGGGAGGGTGCGGCTAACTTCAAGTCACCGGGTATGCTGGAAGCCTGTCTCAAGTTCGGGGATAGGGCGGTAGCCACCCTGCTCAAGGGAAGGGACTTGGTCAAGTATGACGTTATCGGGCAAGACCCTGAGCGTGAGAAGGGCAGGCGCGGCGAGAACATCACCACCCACATGAACTACCAGTTGAACTACGAGATGAAGACATGGCGGGATGACCATGACCGTAATCTGTATATCCTTCCGTCTGATGGCGCCAGCTTCAAATACACCTACTTCGACCAGGGACTAGGCGCTAATGTCAGTGAGTTAATCCGCTGGCCTGACTTCTCTGTCAACCAAGCCAACACCAACATGGAAACATGCCGGTCCTTTACGATAGACCGTGAGTACACCCAGAGTCTTGTGCTATCCCGGCAGCGTGAGGGTATCTGGCACGAATACGAAGACATGGAGATGATCGGCACTGAAACCCAGACTGAGCAACGGGAGGAGTCTGAATCAGATGAGATATTCTACATTCAGCAGATGTTCTATGACCTTGATGATGATGGGTATGAAGAACCTTATCTGGTCACGGTACACAGTACGTCCGCCAAGGTGATGCGGATAACTGCCCGATACGAAGAAGACAACATTGTAGTCAAGACCCCGAATGGCAAGGTAGTTACCTTTGACCGTGTGCTTGATGGTGAGGATGACTTGGGGTTCGAAGTGACCGGCGATAAAGAAACCGACATGAAGAACAGCAAGATTAGCCAGTGTGATCTGGTCAGGATCGAGCCGATTAACTACATTACTGATTACTCCCTGATTCCTGGTGATCTGATACCGTTTGAAAAAGAGGGATCGTTCCTTGGGATTGGATATGTTCACTTGCTGGCTGGTCTTACCCAAGCCATTAACTCTACCTCCAACGTTATTCTGAACTCTGGCAAGCTGAAGAGTACGCCCGGAGGATTCTTAGCCAAGAACTTCAGGAAGGCCAAAGGCACACTCCAGTACGTTATGGGCCAGTTCATCACAACCCTGATGAGTCCTGATGAGTTACAGAATTCAGTGCGTGAGTTTCAATGGCCCGATGTAGGCGAGGGTTACTTCCTGTTCAATGACAAGATGCGGGCTGAGATCGAGCGGTTGGCGGCGAGTGCTGACCTGACTGATGCGATAGGAGCCAATGCGCCGGCCACGACTATGCTGGGTATGGTGCAAGAACAGCTTATGCCTTTGTCAGCGATCATGTTGAGGATATACCGGAGTGAGAAGCGGGAGTTTATCAAGCTGGCTGATTTGAACCGCAAGTATACTGACCCGGTTGTTTACAAGGATTTGCTGGGTGATGAAGCGGATTACATGGATGATTACGGGATGAAGGGACTGGATGTTATGCCAGCTTCTAATCCGGAGATGACCAGCCGCATACAGAACATACTCCAGTCCAATTCCGTGATGGCGGTATCTGATAGAATACTCCAGTCAGGGGGTGATCCTATCCCGGTGTTGAAGCGGCACCTTGAGGACCTGGGTGTTGATTACATTAGCGAGATATTCCCTGAAGAGAAGAAAGAGAATCCCCAGCTTGATGCCATGAGGGAGGCTACCCGGATAGAGGGTGAGCTTGCACAGGGTCAGTTGGCAGTATTGCAGGGCGAGTTGAAGAACGAAAGAATGAAGACAGCTATCTCCAAAGCTAAGTCAATAGCCGAGATTAAAGAAATAGAATCCAAGATGATTCTAAACCTTGAAAAAGCCGAGTCAGAAGAATCGAAGAACATGATAGACAAGTACACAAAAGAAGTGAGGAATTTAGTTACTTCAATTCAAGACAGTAAAGACGACAACGAAGCGAAGCATCAAGAGTTAATGAAATCAATGACCGGGGAGTAGTTCTCCGAGGAGTCACCAGTGAAGCAATTAGAAGAATTGTCCGAGAAGCTGGACAAGGCGCAGGACCGTATTACCGAGGGAAGGGAAATCTCCGCAGAACACCTTGCTGAATGGAAACAGCATCCCATCACCCAATTACTCTCTATCTATGTAGCGTATCACCAAATTGACGAATTGAGTCTTATCGCCAAGGGCGGGATTGACGCTGAGAGTTATGCGTATTCCACTGGCGTTATCGATGCATGTGAAGATTTACTAACATGGGAACCGGAGATGAAAGATGAAGCCTGAAGGTGCAATGGAGTTTCCAATAGGCTGTGACTTGGCTCAATTCTCTGCCGAGGATGCGTTGGAGAAAATGGGCATAGATTGCAGAACATTTACAAGCAAACTGCCGGAGATATATGCCATTATCTGCCTAAAGGTTGCGTCTCAGCAGGTTGGGCACGCAAAGATGGTAGCTGATAGGTTGTGGGCGCCAAGCAAGTTACAGGTAATGCTCGACATTGATTTCGGCTATGAGCCAGACGAATGGAGCATTTCCCTAATCACTTACGAGGGCGGCAAAACACAAACAAAGACAGTATGGAGTCCCGGAGCATGAGCGAATTAGTACCTGTTGGACATTATGTATTAGTTGAAGACCTGCCCGTTGAGGAAACCAGCGAAGGCGGAATTATCTTGCATTCAGAGTCCGAGAAGAAGCGGGAGGAGAAAGGTCAGGAGATGGGACGTATCATTGCCTTTGGCCCTATAGCCTACAAGGATTACAAGGGCTGTAGTTGTCCCGGAGATTGGGGAGTAGAGGTCGGTGATGTAGTGGAATATTCAGGACGGTACGAGGGTAAAGAGTCTGCCTTCTGTCGTGAGCATAGAGTGGGCGATGAACGCCGACTGCGGTTAATCGCAGATTCATCAATAGTGAGCAAGCTGGAGGAATAGTTATGGCTGAAGAAGGATTGGAAGCGAATGTAGAAGGCCCGGAGTTGGGTGATGAAGACCTGACCCCTGTCGTTGAAGAACCTGTGGTTGATGAACCTGATGGGCTGACTGACCTTGAGCGGGAGCAGATGAAGCATGGATGGAAGCCCAAAGACCAGTTGGATAACCCTGATGATTATGTATCGGCCGAAAGGTACAAGAAGACTGGTGAGCTGATCACCAAGGCGAACACCCTGGAATCAAAGCTGAAGACAGTTGAGAAGGACTTTAGCCAGCGCCTTGAGAATGCCACGATGTTCGTCACAGCCCAGAATGTCTTGCTGAAGGAGCAGTTGAACAAGCAGCGCCGGGAGATGATCAAGGAGGGTGATGTCGAGGGTGTTGAGGCCATAGACAAGCAGATAGCCACTATCCCTGATGAATCCAAGCCGGAGGTTAAGGACGACAAGACGGAAAAGGCACTGCTTCTTGAGTGGAACGAGAACAACCCTTGGATATTCGATTCAAGCAGCGCAAAGGCCAAGTTTGCTACGAATAGCTACAATGTGGCCGTGAACGTGAAGGGGTTAAGCGCGGCGGAGGCCATAGCCTACGTGGATGAAAAGCTGGCTGATAAGTTCCCTGATAAACCTGTGGATGTGAATCAAAGGCGCAATGAGCCAGGTTTGGGTGATGCTGGCGGCAAGCCCAAGGGCGGCGGTAGTAACAAGAAAACTATCCCTAAATCCCAATGGACACACGAAGAGGCGTCGGTGGCCCAAAGCCTTGAGCAGCAAGGATATACAGAAGCCGAAATCAATCAGATGGTTATAGACAGCAGGAGCATGACATGAACGCGAGAGAGCCAAGATCACCAATACCTGAAGGGTCAGTCGTAGAACAGGATGTTCCACGTGAAACATTGCCTGCCAAGAAGAAGCCGGGACCGAAGCCTAAAAAGAAAGTCGATCGGGAGATGAAGACCGAGCCGAGGCAGGAGAAGTCAGATCCGAGAGAATCAGAAACACGTGACGAGTCTTTATCTATGGCTGAAAAGCGGGCTACCCGTATTCCATTGGGCCGGAATTCCCGCCTTGATGCTATCGCTAATCCTTACCGGAAGCCGGATATCTACTTACGATTCGTGCTTGACAAGCCTGGTCGCCTTGAAACATACTTGTCAGCAAGTTATGAATTCGTGCTGGACGCAAGTGGAAAGCACGTAACATTTCCGTCAGGGGCAAGTCATTTACATCTAATGAAGCTGCCACTAGAATTTAGAGAAGCTGATTTGGCAGAACGTGAGAGTCAGAACGAAGCCAGATTAGGGAAAGAGATTAGGATCGGTGCGGATGAGTATTCGCCGGAGGACAAGGCTGTAGCCTTGACTCAGACAGGTACTTTCCAGCCGAGTAACTAGTAAATTCAATCAGCGGATAGTCAGCCGTTATTTGATTGTGAACTTGTGCAATTAACTAATGGAGGGCTATCTTATGGCCGGATTTGAACTAGCAGGAAATCAATCCTCTGGTGACTTTACGGGCGCATTGCGAAGGTTTGACATACCTTCCGATAATGCAGCCCGTCTAGCTAAGGGGGATGTGGTCACTCTCACGGGTGATTCAAACATCGTAGACGGTGAAGCAGAGATCGTCAAAGCATCCCAAGGCACACGAATAGCTGGAGTCATCCAGTCTTTCGCGCCTGATATCGCTAATGAAGCATTTACCGACACCGGAATCGCTGCAAACACCGCAGGCAAGGCTTTTGTCGCTATCGACAAGAACGTGCTGTTTGAGGTTGAGTGTGATGAAACTCTGGCGGCGGCTGATGCTGGCCTGAACGCTGACGCAGTAATAACGGCGGCAACCCAAAGCGGCGGACTGACCATATCCAATATGTCTCTGGATTCGTCTACCAAATCAACAACCGCAACGCTTCATTTCAAAATCCATCAACTCCTTCTGGGCGCTACTACTGGAACCCTGGGCGATCGTGCCTTGGTTTCCATTAACGGTAGCTTCCTGCAAGGCGATATCACAGGGGTATAACTATGACTGTTTCAACTGGCAATATACCCCGTCTATTACTTCAGGGTATCAACAAAACCTACGACCGGGATTACAATGCGCATGTCACCGAATGGGACAAGCTGTTTGATTCCGCGCCATCATCCAAAGCCTACGAACTTGACGTTCAGGTAGAAGGGCTGGGCCTGCTGGAGCAGAAGGCTGAAGGCACTGACACTGCTTTCGAAGACTTCTCTCAGGGCTTTACGCCGAAGTATCCTAACCTGTCCTATGCCAAAGGGTTCATTATGACCCATGAGGCTATCCAGGATAATCTGTATGACAAGGGCTATGCGAAAGCATCCTCTCTTGCTCGTAGTGCGCAGGTTACCAAGGAGATCGTTCACGCCAACATCCTGAACCGTGGATTTAACACGGGTTATGTGATGTCGGGAGGTGATGGTCTACCCCTGCTTTCAACGGCACATATCCTTGGCCCGTCTGGTGCGACATACGCCAATCGGCCCACAACGGATGTGGACCTGTCCGAAGCCTCTCTGGAAGACATGCTGATTCTTATCGGCAAGGCTACAGATGCCAAAGGTTTGCAGATTGCACTGAGAGCATTGAATCTGGTGGTTCCGGTTGACTTGGAGTTTGAAGCGACTCGCATTATGAAGTCGAGTCTCCAGTCTGGCTCCGCTAACAACGACCTGAACGCGATCAAGGAAACTGGCGCATTCTCCAAGGGTCTGCTGGTCAATCACTACCTGACTGATGTTGATGCCTGGTTTGTGAAGACAGACGCTCCCCGTGGACTGCGACACTTTGTTCGTGAGAAAGCCATGTTTGATCAGGACAAAGCCTTCGTATCCAAGAATGCACGATTCAGTGTGTTCGAACGGTATGCTGGCGGCTGGTCAGACCCGCATGGTCTTTACGGCAGCCAGGGTGGATGATAAGTCCAACTAAATCAAGGGGTTAGATATCTAGCCCCTTTTTAAACTGTAAGAATTCTGAGAAGACCCCAACGGGGTTTACAGGAGAAGCAAAATGGCTTTAGGCGATAAACTTTCAAACTACCCCAATGGATTCACCAACGGCGTGACTATTCGTGGTCTGCCTGTTCAGGTGGTTCATCCGGGCAAAGCATTTTATGTTAATAAATCCGGTGGTACGCTGGCTTATGGTCAGCAGAGTACGGGATCAAACAGCAATAAAGGCACACTCCAGGCTCCGTTTGCCACGATTGATAAAGCGATTAACTCATGTGTGGCATCCCGTGGTGATGTGATCTATGTTCTACCAGGGCATGCTGAGACGGTTGCTGATGCAACAACATTGGTCCCTGATGTAGCGGGTGTCGCTATCGTTGGTCTTGGTGCTGGTGCGCTCCGACCGACTATTTCCATGTCTGCCGTAGCATCCAGCATTATTCTGTCGGCGCCCAATGTCACTATCCAGAATCTTTTAATCAAAACTGAACATGACAACACTATTGTTGTTGAGGTTACTGCTGCTGATTGCGCGATTGTTGATTGTGAATTCAGGGCCAGGACAGCGGCTACTGCGCGCCAATGGGTGAATTGCATCGATATTGGTGGTGCTTCTGCTAACGATTGTGACCGGACTTTGGTTTCAGGCTGTAAATTTACATCTCCTGATGTGGGTGCTACTGATGCGATTGTACTCAGTGAAGTCTGCGAAGGTGTTGTTATTGAGAAATGTAATGTCTTTGGTGATTTCTCTGTTGCACCTATCCACAATCCCACAGGTAAAGTGTGTACTAATCTGACTGTCAGTGATTGCACATTGATGCAATTACAGGCGGCTGATTTGGCGCTTGAACTGGTATCAGCTTGCACTGGAAACCTTATCCGCAACTTCTACGGAAGCGGGGTTGCCGGTATTGGGGGTGTTGACCCCGGCTCATGCAGAAGTTATGAGTGCTTTGCTACAGATGCAGTTGATGTATCTGGCGCACTTGCCCCAACAATCACAACCTAATTTAACACCGGAGAACGGCAATGGATAAATGGTTTTTAGATCAAGCAAGATTGGGAAATATGTACCATGCCTGTAGTGCTGGTGCTGTTACTCTTTCAACGGTAAGCAAAACCTGTACTGGACTGGCCCTGTCAAACCCCTACGGGTCTGGCAAGAAACTGGTAGTAGCGAAGATTTCTTTCGCTCCTTCCACGGCTCCGGCTGGTGCGTCTGTAGTGGGTATTGCAACAAGTACCTCTATCGGCACAACCCAGAACACGCACACAACCCCGATGGTTGTGCATAATGCTTTGCTGTCTGGTGGTGATAACAATCAGGCCAAGGGCAAGGTGGATGCGTCTGCTACTCTGATTGCAACCCCGTTATGGCTGCGCCCGTTGGGGTCTGTGGTAGCCGCGAGCTCAATCACCCCGACCAAGTACGAAGATGAAACCGATGGCGAGATCATTCTGGTGCCGGGTACTGACATATCCCTGTCATACCTGACTACCGCTGCAATTGGTATTGCTTCAGTAACATGGGTTGAAATTGACGAGAACGCCACAGTATGAGCGTAACAATCACCAAGCTGGTCGATGGTGAAAGAAACAAGGTGTTTCATGTCTTTATTGATGGGACAGGGACCGACCTTGCGGATGAGGTACTTGTTGACACCGGAGAACTGCTGACGTTTGAAGGTGTCACATGGACGCTTGACGGGTTTGTCGGGATATTGAAGTTTGAGTATCTTGTTGATGACACGCTTGTATGGGTACTGCCTCGCGATGCCGGACCCACGGTGTGCTTCAGGGACTTTGGTGGTTTGAAAGATAGATCGCCTGCCCTTGATGCCACTGGCCGGGTATTGCTTGACACGATTGGCATAGGTTCACAGAAAGGGTCTTTAATACTAAAACTGAGGAAATAATCCGATGGCTGATTATTTGGTCATAGATGAAATCTCAGGGTTTAAAGAGCTTCGTTCTGAGTGCCGTATTAACTGGAAGGGCCAGATGGTTCACGCCAGAAACTTTGAGCCACGGCATCCTCAAGATATAGTCGATATCCCTGAAGACGACTCCTCTGTAAAAGACGCTCGCCCTCGCCAGACTGACCGCTACCCCATAATCACGGCGGATGACTTATGAGCACCAGCGGCACCTACACCATTACAAACACAGCCCAGGACATTGTAACCAGTGCGTTACAGGTCTGTGGTGCTGTTGATGTTGACCAGCCCCTTGAAACGATAGACCTCAACACCGGACTGAACGATCTTAATCGGCTTGTAAAATATTTACAATCCAGGGGCGCTAATCTGTGGAAAGAAACAGAGGGCGTGTTGTTTCTGGATGAAGGCAAGACTTCGTATCGGCTTGGCCCCTCTGGGGATGAGTGCTGTGATTATGATGATTTCGTAGCCACCACGACAGATGCAGCCGAGGCATTGGGTCAGACTATCATCAGCGTTACCTCAACCACAGGATTTACCAATAGCGATAATATTGGTATTGAGTTGGATGATGGTACTCGGCATTGGACAACCATATCCTCCTTTGTCGCTAACGACACCGTTACCATAGCGGTAGCATTACCCTCTGCTGCGGCATCCGGCAATTCTGTTTACGTCTTCACCAGCTTAATCCCAAGACCTTTGATGATTCTGGATAATGCCAGATTTCAAGAGACTCAGAGCGGCAATGAAATACAGATAAACCGCTGGTCCAAGTCCCGATACATGAATCAGCCTGATAAGACTTCTACCGGTAGCGTGGTGAGTGATATCTATCAGCCGCTTTTAACCAACGGGATATATTACGTCTGGCAGCCCGCCAGCAATGTCAAGTCGGTGGTCAAGTTTACCTATTACAAACCCATTGAAATATTCAGCAATACAGCCAACAACCCTGACTTCCCGGCTGAGTGGTTTATGCCGTTGATATATTCGCTGGCCGTGTCGTTGGCCCCACAGTATCGGGTAGATGCCGAGCAATTCCAGATAATCCGCAGTTTGCGGGATGAATACATGGCTGATGTTGAGGGCTTTGACACTGAGCAGGCGGCGCTTCAGGTTGTACCGGGATGAAATCCAGAGTCGAGTTATTAATACAGACAGGGTTCTATCAACTGCGAAGCCTACCACTGGCGAGGAAGCGTTGCATTAATATGTATCCGCAAGTCTCACAAGATTCTACTTTCAGCAAGATATCGCTGCTTGGATGCCCTGGTATTGCTGTGTTCAAGGATACAGGATTGGATGGTGTCTCACGGGGCAAGATCGTGGCCGGCGGTGTTCCCTACTACGTTATCGGGACCAACTTCGTCTCGCTTGCGTCTGATGGGACTGTGACAAACCACGGCACTGTTACAGGAACTTCAAATGTATCAATGTCTTACAACACCAAGACCATAGCGATAGTCGTACCTGATGGGAATAGCTATTTCTTTACCGTGTCGGGTGCTACGTTTGCTCAGATTACGGACGCTTCTTTCGTAGCCTATGGGCAGGTCACTACGGTTAATTACAAGAAGGGATTCTTTGTTTTCACCACCAGCACACAGTTCTTTTCATCATCTCACTACGATACGAACAACGGGCAAAACTTTGATGCGCTGGACTTTGATACTGAAGATAACGACACGGACAATATAACAGCGACATTTACCAGCCATGACCTACTGTATGTGCTGGGCGAAGAGACTACGGCGGTTTTTGACAACATCACCACTACTCTATTCCCTTTTAATGAGATTATTGGGGCAAGCCTTGAGGTTGGATGTACCGCGAGGGATTCATTAATCAAGTTCAATGAGGACTTCCTGTTTGTCGGTGGGGGTAAGAATGAAAACCCCGGCGTGTGGCGAGTGACTAATTCTCAGGCCAACCGGATATCTACCGATTCGATAGAACACATATTAACCAAAGTGACAGCCGCCCAGCTTGCCGCTACCGTGGCCGACAGTTATTCGATTGATGGCCATGTGTTTGCCGCGTTTACGGTTGGGCCTTATACCCTGGAGTATGATGATACGTCTTCCGCAGTAGCCGGTGCCCCTATCTGGCATGAAAGGCAATCAGGCTTTACCAATGGCGAGACTAACAATCGATGGCGTGGTCAGCATATCTGCAAAGCCTATGGCAAGTTGTTAATCGGGGATGCGAATTCTTCAAGCATTGGGTATTTGGACATGGATACCTATACCGAGTTTGGGTCAAATATAGAAAGGGTTATTATCTCCCAGCCGATTGATGAGAAGGGTTCGCCCATATTCCAGAGTAAGATTGAGATGTTTATCGAGTCTGGCGTGGGAAATGCTGCATCGACAGACCCGGTTTGGTTGTTCTCGTATAGTGATGATGGGAAGACATGGAGCAATCCGATTCAGCGTCTTATGGGCAAGGTGGGCGAGTATACTAAACGTCTTATCTGGCGCAGGTTAGGACGTTTCCCGGCTAAACGAGTCTTGCGGTGGAAGACAACTGACCCTGTTAAGATAGCGATTTACAAGTGGGTGACTGAAATTGGCTAGAATCATTCAATCCCCGAATAGGGGCGAAAAGATCATAGACCAAAACGGCGTTGCGACACAGAAATTCCGCTCATTTCTGCTGACTATTGATTCGCAGGAAACCACCAATAACACAGAGCAAAGCATTCAAGAGGCCATTGGCAATACATACAGTCAGGGGCCGGTGAGGGCATTTTTCTCCAGACCATCCGTGATAGGTGATATTGAGCCAAATGACGGTAATTTCCTCGCGCTGACTGCCACCACTATCGATGGAACCGCAGTAACGTCAACCATGCTGATCAAGTCTGTTTTGGATAGCGTGACGGCTGGAACAACCCAGACACAGGCGGGCGCAACGGCATTGACCGCAGACATTAATAGAGTCTCCGTGTGCGGGAATGCGGGAGATGTTGTGGGGCTGCCTTCAGCGTTGGCAGGGAGATCATGCAAGGTTATTAACGATGGGGCGAACAATGCCCAGGTATTCCCCAAAACCAGCGGGGATAATATAGATTCCCAAGCGGCGAATGCGGTTGATCCCAATGCTTTGCTATCAGGATCCTCCAGAGAGTACGCCTGTTTGACTGCTGGAACGTGGAGGACAGCATAAATGGCTATAGCATCATCCATTATTGCGTTATCGTCCTACAATGTGCCTTCATCTCAGGCATCAGCTTACGTTATTCCCGCAGGTGTCTTGAGATTTAGAATAGATCAAGCCTCGGTGACGAACTACACAGGATCGGACCGCACATTGACGGTTTACTTGTTACAAAGCGGTGAGTCTGTAGCCAACTTGGGCAAGGCGATTGATGCGCTGAACATTCCAGCCAACAAAACAGTGGTTTTATATGAACTTATCGGCAGGGCAATAGAAACGGCGGGCATTATTAACGCTTTTTCCTCGACTGCAACAGCTTTGTCATTAAGTATTACAGGAACCAATACCACATGATTTGCGAAAGAACATTTGACAAGGATTTGGTGAAATCAGTTCTTACTGACCCGGAGATATTCCCAAGGATTAGTGAAGATGGCATGACTGTAGATGATATGCACATTGATGTCGAAAGCCAGTGTGTCTTGTCGTTTTATGACGAGGTATTAATTGGGATGTTCTGCCTGATTCCCAAAAGCAAAGTGGAATTGGATTTGCACGGGCAGGTGTTCAAGAAATACCGGGGCAAGCGGTCTGTTGAGGTGATGAAATTAATATTCCAGTATGTGCTCGGAACTCAATATGAGAAGATAACCACGGATATCCCGGTGGTCTACAAGGATGTCATGCACTATCTGGTGAATATGGGCTTTTCCAGAGAAGGCATTAACCGCAGGAGTTTTTGCAAGAACGGGATTATTATGGATAAGGTGCATTTTGGGATAACCAAAGACGAAATGACTAACAGGCTGAATATGCAATGACTTGGATAAAAGACACCTTTTTTGGTGGTGCTGAGAAGAAAGCCGGCGGTGCTTTGCAAGATGCCTCTATTGAAGGCGGCAGGCAACGGTCTGCTGCCTTGCAGGGTTCGGCTGATGTTCAGGCTCCGGCTATTGATGAGGCGGCCCGCATTCAGGCTGAAGCCGCTCAACGAGCATCAGACCTTGAATTAGCCGGTTTAGGCGACGCCAAGGATATCTTCAATGACATTGTTAACAAAACCATTAAACAAGCCTCCTCTGCTTGGAACATGGCAGACAATGCAGTTATTACCGGCGGCGAAGAGCAACGAAAGGCGCTGCAAAACGGCTATACAACGGCTGTTGATGCCTACCAGGAGAGTATCAATAAAGCTAGGTCATCTCTGGGGAATGGTTTTGATCAGGCCATGTCAACCCTCCAAAGCCAATACAAGAGTGCTGAGGAGGGCTTTCAGGCCGCTATAGACAATGGCCGGGCGCTGGTAGAACGTGAACTGGCGGCTGGTAAGGACGCTCTGGGCGGCTTTGAGGGCGGTCAGGAGGCATTCAGGCTGCAATTAGCCATGACCGGTGCCTTGGGACCGGACGTACAGCAAGAATTCTATGATCAGTACCAGAATTCCCCTGAAACCCTGTTCAAACTGGAGCAAGCGGCTAAACTGGCTGCGTCTGGTGGCGCGTCCGGTGGTACGAAACTCGCCCGATTGAATGAATTGGGTCTGGGGATTATATCTGAAGGGCTGAACAAACATTTCAGCAATCTTGGATCGTTGGCTGAAAGAAGCCAGCGCCAGGGTGAGAATCTCGCTACCTTATCCAGTAATTTCGCCCCTGTATTTGCTGGACTGGCGTCTGATGAGGCTGCGGGCCTTAAATCTATCCGTACCGGGCTTGGTGATAAGTCGTCTAATTTAAGGGTTAAGATGGCTCTTGAGCAAGCTGGTTTGGATTCCAAGTCAGCGGCTTATTTGGGCGATCTTGCCTCTGGTCTTGGGGAGGATGTTGGTAATTCCTTTGAAAGCCAAGGCAATGCGCGATCAGACATAGCTACGGGCGCTGTTCCAGAGATTGCGGATTTCCAGAAATGGCGCACCGAAAGCGGCGTGGGTTTTGCTGGATTGGGTGCTGAAATTACCGCTGGACTTGAACGAGACATAGCGGATATTGAGGCGAATCGTGGTTTATCTCAAGCCGGATTAGCGGCTGACACCATTACGGGTCGGGCCGGCATTGAATCTGATGCCATGGAAACCGGTGTTAGTGCTTATCAGACCGGCAGGGTGCAGGGTGCTGAAGGTGCACGGTCTGGCATTGCTGATACTGTGCGGATGGCCGCCGGATTGCCACCAAGCGGGGGAGGCAATACCGATGCCCCCGCAGGGATAGGCGGGAACCAAGAACCTATGTTTGATGATCGCACGGGAGCGAACGGCAACATGGGCAAGATAGTCACAAGTGACCGGGTTGAGCAATTGCTGGGCGGGCGATCCAATGCGTCTTCGTCCTTCAGGAGATAACATGGCGATCGATATTAATTCAGTATTCGGCCGGAGTACCAACCGACCTTCGATAGCGGATGCGTTTAACACTGGGCGGCAGAATCGGCAGGAACGGATAATGAACAAGCAAACTATCCAAGCCAACGAACAGTCTGCTGAGATAAATGACCAGAACATCCAGATAAATGACCAGACAATCCAGTCAGGTGAGGTAGGCCAGCAACAGGAACAGGACGAAGCCCGGTTGAACGGGATAGTGAACAGTGCGTTGATTTTGCAAGGCACTCCGCAATCTTCATGGATGCGCGTATTAAGCAACAGGATACAGACCTTTGAGGATGAGGGCATTCCCACTGATGACCTTATGGAACTTCGGGGCATGCTTAAATCTGGTGATGTTGAAGGCGCGACAGAGGCTATTGACCAAGCGGCTGAGTTAAAGAACCGAATAGGCGGAAACCGGCCTAGCGTACAATCTGTGTCACAGATACAAACAAAGAATCCAGACGGCACAACCGGACTTGCCAATGTTGTGCAAATGAGCAATCAGGCCGAGCCTATCGTGGTTCCCCTGGATGGTGGCGTGATGCCGGATGGATTGCAGGTTGCTGGGGAAGAAACCCCAGAAGAAAAGCGTCTAGCAGCACAGAGTGTACGATATCAAGATATGGAAAAGGAATTTACAGACTTCCAAGACCGGCTCCAGTATCAGAACAAAGAGCAACAGAATCAGGTTTTGATGGAAAAACTCCAGTCTGGTATGGGTAAAGATATGGCCGGGGCTGTCTCTAATATTGGCATGGCAAGCAAGGGCATTATAGACGCGAACAAACTGTTAAGCCTTGTTGAGTCGTTTGAATCTGGTGGCACTAGCCGGTTGTTGGATACGTTCCAGAACGTGATGGGGTTTAGGCCACAAGATGAAGTAAGAGCAGAAAACCTGATGAGGCGGCAGGCCATGTCCCTTCTGGCTCTTTTTACTGGCGCAAAGTCTGAAGGCGAAAGGGAGTTTGTGTTGGAAATGGTTCCCAACTTTAAACTTAACTCTGAAGGCAATAAAGAATTAATCCAGCAAATGATTGATGATTTTAATATCCAGATAGAGGCTGGCAATGCAGCCCGTGGCGGGGTTGACTCTTGGAACACATACCAGAGTCGTCTATCAAGGAGTCTGGAGCCATTAAAACCACGGAGGCGGATGTAGTTAAGGAGTTTGGTGAGGACAATATCCTCGCTGAAATGTCGGCCAGCGGGCTTTCACGAAGCGAGATAATTGACCAACTACGCACAGAAATGGATGCACAAAGGACTAGATAGTGGCTGAAACTCTGTTAGAAAGAATGCGCGCAAGAACATCGGAAGAGGAAGACCCCTCTCCCGCTACAGAGGCTATGATTAAAAAGTCAGACATGCTTTTGCAGCAAGAACTGGAAAACATGGCCTATGAGGATCGTGTCAAGGCTGAAGTTCTTCCAGACTATCCAGCCGAGGCATTTCTTGTTAGTGCAGGAAGCAGACTCAACCAGTACGGGCGAGGCATTAAAAAGATATTTGGCGCTGACACAAGCAAAGCGGATGAAGAAGATGAACGGTTAATGGCCCCTGTGGAAGAAAAATATCCCAAGTCCACCTATGCGGGCGGACTTGTCACGGATATGGTGGCGACAGCACCTCTCGGATTGGGGGCTGGGGCGGCAACAAGCAAGGGTCTTGCTACTGTTGGGGCAAAAATTGCACCGTGGATTGAAAGAGGAATTACTGGTCTTGCTACGGGAACTACTGAGGGTGCTGCTGTTGGTCTGGTAGATGATAATCCTGCCGCTGGTGCTATTCTAGGCGGCGGTCTAGGTGCCACATTGTCTATTGCGATTCCTCCAGCATTCAGGGGTGCGAGTAAATTAATCAAGAAGTTATTGGGCAAGACAGACGATGCATTTGTTGCAACGTCATCCGGCGCATTTAAACCGTCTGATGAACTGGACAAATCATTGAAAAAACTTGGGCTTACGCTTGATGATATCAAAGGGGCTGATTTGTCCAGTCTCCCTGACAAGATGACCCCGGACGAAATGGCCAGGAAGATACTATTTGATGTCAATGAGACGCCTACACTACGGTCAAGAATCACGCAGAATGCCGATGACTTTGCTGGGCAGGTCAGGGTAGAGCGTATGGCGGGTGATGAAGGTGCTGATATGGTTAGGCAAAGGCTTTCACAGGAGTCTGCTGGTATTCAGAATAGGCTAAAAAGATTGTCTGATGATCTTGGTGTCAGCGATCAGGCCGGAGGCACAATAAAAGGCGCTTTGACAAAGCTGGACAGCGGGCAATCTGCAAAAATCAAGAGCGCATACGAAGCGTTGACGAAGCTATCAAAAGAATCCAATGCCTCGGCTATTCCTTTGACAAGAAAACATATTAGGGATGCGGTGGATGAGGTTTTATTTGGCACAAAGCCTGTCAACGATGAAACACGGAATGCCATAAAGCGAGCGGCGGCTAAGTTCGGCGTCTTAGGTGACGATGTTACCAAAAAAGGATCAATGACAACGGTTAGATATGGCGGGGAGTTGATTGATGGCAAATGGAAAGGTGGCGAGATTATCCAATTCAACGGCAATCAGACGCCATTGAACCTCGGCAATTTTGAAGAGTTCAGGAAAACATTGAATCAGGCTTTTCAGAGAGACACAACAGGGTCTGTTACCTCTATTAAAAAGGCGGTGGATAATACTATATTGGAAGCCACTAACATTCTGGAGGAGGCTGCTGATGACAGGTCATTCATTAAGACATTGGCAGAGAACGCAAGGCAGACTGTTATTGGCAGAAAGGAGCTTCTGGATACAGGGTCTCTGGTTCCCAAACTGCTGAATAACAATCCAACAACCGGGTCTCCATTTGTTGAAGCGTCCAAGGTGTCAAACAAGATATTTTCTCAGGCCACGCCATCCGAGGAGGTGGAAAGGCTGATTTCTGCGCTGTCGAAATCTGGTGAGTCTGGTAAAATAGCCGTCAAGAATCTCCAAGCCGACACGGTTATGAGGCTTATGGACAAGGCATTTAAGAATGCCGGTAAACTGGAAGGAGGGCAGACACCTTTCAATATCACGGCATTTTCAAACGAATTGAAGTCAATCGGGGAAAGCAAACTCGGCCATATCTTCAAGGGCAACCCTGCCGCCATAAAAGTATTGAAGCAGGTTGAAGAGATGGGGAAATTAATGAGAACCCCGTCAAGTGCCGTTCAGAAAGGAAGTGCCCCAGATATGATAAACGCGCTCATTCGGGCAGGAAGAACTACAGGGGCATTAAGTGGCAGCATAACCTCAATGGCGGCTTCCAGTGCAGCTGGAACAGTATTAAATATAGCCAACAAGCGGGCCGTCCAGAAAAGCATTATTGGGTTGACCGGGCTTAACGAAGCGGCAGCGGCGAGATTTATGACACAGACATACCCAGAATTAGCGGCGGTGCTAGGCTTGACTACGGCCTTAACACATGAGGCTATAGACGAAGGCGCACCGAGGAAACCATTATGACAGCCGGTAGATTCATCCCGCCCGTATTTTCACCGAACAATGATTCGGGCAGTGCATCTTTGCCTGGCGCATTGCTGTATTTCTATGTCAACGGCTCAAGTTCCACCCTACAGAATACTTACAGCGACTTTGCCCTGACCACACCACACGCTAATCCTGTAGTGGCTGATGGGGATGGGCGCTTTGCTGAGATATTCGGCAACAATACCTACTCTGTAAAACTCACGGATGCAGATGGCAATAATGTCTGGGGGCCATTCGACAACATAACCCTGTCGGCCACTGGTGGTGTTGATGATGCGACAAATTCAGGGGTATCTACTGCTTTTTCCATAACCCACACCACAACCGGCACACCAGCCGCAGGGATAGGGGTTAGGCAAGGGTGGATTGTAGAAACAGCCACCAGCAACAACGAGATTGGTCTGACTATTGATGCTATCAGTACCAGCGTAACTGCTGGTTCAGAGACATTTAAGGCGGTATTTAGTGTAATGAATGCAGGGACGCTGACAGCGTTTCTGGACCTGACACCCACCTCTCTCAGTCCATCAACAACGGATACCTTGGGGCTTGGCACAACAACATCGATGTGGGCAGACGCCTTCTTTGCTTCGGGTGCGGTGGTCAACTTCAACAATGGGGATATAACCCTAACGCATTCCGCCAATACTTTAACAATGGCTGGCGGGACATTAGCGGTTGCCAGCTTCAAGGGTACTGGTGCTGTTACGGTTACCGATATTCTCGATGAAGATACTATGTCTTCTGACAGCGAGACTGCACTTGCTACCCAGCAATCTATTAAAGCCTATGTAGACGCTGCTTCCTTATCCACAGTAGCTATAACCCTGGATGAAAGAACATCTAATACAATTCTTGGCGTAGCGGATAAATCCAGTTTTATTAATATTACATCAGGAACATTTACCCAGACATTTGATGCGGTAGCTACATTGGGTGCTGGTTGGTATGCTTATATTAAAAACTCAGGCACCGGGGATATCACATTAGACCCTGATGGCTCTGAGCAGATAGACGGACTAACCAGTTTCATTATGTATCCTGGTGAAGCCAGAATAATTCAGTGTGATGGGTCTAAATTCACCACTATTCTGTTAGAGGGATTCAAGCGAACCTACACGGCTACCGACACGTTTACGACTCCTCCAGGCTATAGTGCTTTTGCTGGATTGGCGTGGAGTGCTGGCGGGTCAGGAGGATCTATTGGGTTCGGTGGTGGAAACGCTTGTACTGGCGGTGGTGGTGGTGGATGCTTTCCATTCAATATTGAATCTTCACTGTTTGGCGCGTCAGAAACAATCACTATCGGGGCTGGTGGAAGCGCAATTTCTACGCTTACTGACGGGAACGCGGGAGGCACAACGTCAATCGGTTCCTTGCTTACCATTTATGGTGGTGGTGCTGGTATAGCAGCAAACGTCGAGGCTCCCGGCGGCTCAATAGGATACTCTGCGGCTGTCTCAACGGCGGCGGTGGCTTTCGGTTTCGCTTCTGCTGCCAAAGGAATAGATACCGCATACGGAGGCACACTGGCTGCTTCAGATGTTGATAGCGGCGATAGTATTTATGGCGGGGGCGCGGGCGGTAGCTTTGATTCCTCTAATACTCTTCGTGCGGCTGGGGGAAGCCTTTATGGGGGTGCCGGAGGTGCTGCCAACACTTCAGCAAGCGCAACTGACGGAACAGTCCCAGGCGGCGGCGGTGGTAGTGTTGAACAGGATGGCGGGATTACATATGTGTCTGGTGCTGGCGCAAGAGGCGAAGTCAGGATTCACGGGATTTTATAATATGAAAGCGCATGTAATAGAAGACGGTAAAGTAGTAAACACGATTGAGGTTGAATCTTTGGAATTCATGCCCGGATTGGTAGAAGCCAAAGAAGGCGGTATAGGGGATTCTTATGCCGATGGTAAATTTACCCGCCCGCCAGCAACCAAAGAACGAACTAGAAAGATTGATATTAACAGCGAACTAACCGAGTCTGAAAAGCAGGCTCTTATCGACCTTGTGAGGATTTAACCATGTTGCCACAACTGTTCCAAATAAAAACTATTGATGCGTCTCTCATCAGGCCGTCCGATACAACTACCTATGCGGCAGGGGATGCGGTCAGTGCTGTCACTACTAACAACTTCCTGACCTTTGAGGATATAACCGGAACGGGTCAAAATGACCGTGCTGCCACTATCTTGACTGCGGTGATTACCAGTTCCGGGCAGGAGACTCTCAAGCCTGATCTTGAACTCTGGTTATTTGATACTGTGTTCACCAAAATAGCTGATAACGCTGCATTCACTGTCTCTGATACTGAGATTTTAACCCATGTTGGGACCATAGACTTCTCGAATGCTGATTGGAAATCTGCCACCGCATCTTCAACCTGTCTTGCCAATAACGTGAACATTGACTTTACCGATGATGGCACTACTCGACAGCTATACGGTCAGCTGGTGGTCAGGAACGCGTATATTCCGATTTCAGCGGAAAAACTTCAGGTTCGATTAGTGGTAGCACAGTATAAACAGCCATGAGATTACCCCGCAGAAGCAGTGGTTTAAGGAAGGACACACCGGCAGTATTCAGCGGGATACTGGCTAGTTCTGCCACCTTCACCTGCGCCACCACAGACCGCACCTACTTTGACTCTGGTGGACTTATGCAGACAGTCAGTGGTGCTAATGTCTCAAGGAGAACCTGGATAGGCGGCGAGCCTTGGTTGTGGATAGATGGGGCTGTTACTGAGGACTCTGGAACGTCTTTCGATCTAGGCAGTTGGGCAGATGTTGCCACTGCTGCCGTAACCACAGGGCTTGGGTTGGATGGCGGTGCGGCTACAGGCTTCACAGTGACAGATGCAAGCGGAGCGGCAACTCAGGCCATACAAGACAATACAACGGTTGTAAGCAGCACAAACAAGCATTACGAGCATTTCTCCATTGCTTACGATGCCGCGCAATCGGGATATGCCAGAGTAGGTTTAACGCTGAGCGGCGGAACCACTGGACTTGCGCAATCCATTGTTATTGACCAGTCAGACGGGACATATAACGCTGTTGATACTGATGGTGTAGTTGAAGTTGTTGAAAGGATAGGTGCCTTTTTCCATATCGTCTTATCCCTTACCGACAACGGAACAGGGAATACGGCCAAGGCCAAGTTCATCGAACCTGCCTACAACACGGATGGAACAGTGACAGCTGACGTAGCCGCCACAGGTGCTACTATATTTGGGCATTGCGGAACATTTGAGAATAACTTTAGTCTCATGCCTGTTCTATCTACCGGAGGTACTACTAAATCAGTAGCGGCTGAAGTGGCTGGTCTGACAGTGGGGAGTTGGTATAACCAAGCATCTGGAACTGTGCTGGCTAGTGTGTATAGTCCGCAAGTTGTGAGCAATGCGAACAGAAATATAGCGGTTTTTGGTACGACTGGGGCTGATCGGCTCACTATGTATCGCGTGCCACTTGGGGGCGACACTCAAAATGCTCTAGTTTCTGGCGCGATAACTTGCAGCATACCCGGGACAGCACACAGTGTTGGCGCACAAAAGTTTGGTTATGCTTTCCAAGCCAACAACTTTGCCTTATACCGTGATGGTGCGTCAAAAGGAACAGACACAAGCGGCGCAATGCCTCCCGCCCTTACCGCTCTCGCAATTGGCAGTTACATTGGTGGCTCCATTCAGCATCTCTACGGCGGCATCAAAGACCTCACCTACGTACCAAGACGCCTAGCCAACGCTGAGATGGTAACGAGGACAACATGAACAACCTAATCGTCCTTATCCCTGACACCACAAGTGCTGCTATACTTGCTCAGATAGCAGATGAAACGTATCCGCATGCTCAGCTTATCAAAGACCGTGTTGCCTTTGGGCGGCCTTACAGCGCAGCACAGGCCTTTTCGTTCCTGACTGAAGACATGGATGCTGCAAGGGCTTTACTCACTGACCATCCCGAAGTCGCTCTGATTGGCATGTGGGACTATACCACCGGCAAGCAAATAGCGCCTTTTAACAAGGCTCTATACATGAATATTATGCCTGATGATGTCACTTGGAACGAGGATGGAACCGAGGCATCAAGAACACGGCCTGCTGAACTCAAGCAAGTGCATATCTGGGAAGGTCAGGCAGACAGGCATTGGGTTTAGCTACCAGTCTGGTTTTGAAAAGTACGTCACTAGCCTGTCGTAATACTTGTCGATGTCCTCTACTCTAAGCTGAACTATGTTCCCGTAATTCCGCATGTCGCTTCCGGGGATAGTTAGGCCTGCTTCGCCTTCGTCTACGTATTTCTCAGTCCTTTCCCATTCTCCGCCGGGTTGCCTATGCCAATAAGAGAGATAGATAGGCTTGGTTGCCATTGGAAATGCTACCTTTGGCAAGATACCGGCCACAATGCCAGCCAGGATTGATTTGAGTGTTTGTCTACGGTTCATGTGTTATGTCCTTAATTGCCATTTTATCGATGTAAGCCTTCTACGTACAGCGTTTTCCGTTCTCACAAAACGCTATAAGTGATTGATTTATATAGGCTGAAAATACACAATATTGACCATTTTGGAGTATATCTATTTCAGCATTTCTCTATACAATCCAACTGGATAGGGGAGGTTTTCCCACTAATCTGGGGGTGTGGTGGTCGTCGATTCAAATCCGGCGCAACTACCCCGTCAATCACTTACAGCGATTTTGTCCCTCTTTACTGCAGCCATTCAGGCCACAAACCTGATCCGTTCCTGCTTGAACACACCGAATGATCTTTTTGCAATTCCATCCCTGGTGATGCCGGGGTGACGTTTGACCATTGCTTTGACGAATTGCCGGGGACTCATGAGATTCCAGGCTCCCACCTTAATTTACCCTGTAGGGGGTGTGTGTCCACTCTTGGCCTGGCCTTGCGATCCCATGTGTCCCCTGTCGTTTCAGCTACCACTTTCCAGCCAGCCGCTTTCAGGCTGGTTCCCCCTTCTGATGGAAGCGTGTATGTGATTAACTTTTTAAAACCCATTGCCTTTGCCGCCCGCCATGCAGCGCCATAAAGCATAGAACAGGCATTTTTGGTTCCGTCTGTGCAACATCTGTTTACTTCAAGGGTCAGTCCGTTATCCAGGTTCCTTGCTACCGGCCTCCCAATAATAGCCACGCCCCTAACCTCCCCATCAGTACAAACAGAAATTGAAAACTTGTGGCCCACGACAGGCTTGTGATGCCTGTGATGGGTAGAAACAAACTGGTTTGCTTCTTTCAGTGTGCAAGGCATTATTTCCAACATTTCTATTTCCGCTTGGCACAATTACCGGAAGTAATTATTCTCTTTGCGAGAACGGCTTTGACGGAATCAGTTTGCCGTTTTCATCCCGACCTTCAACCAAGTTTTCCAGCCTGTGTATTTCCTTCACCAGATCGCTGACCAGGTATACCGTGCTCATGTGCCAGCCTGGCTTTTCGAGGCAGTTGAACTGTTCCACTCTTTTTTGCAATTCTTCATTTTTCATATTTGGCTTCCTTTGTTGTTGGTCACGCGGCTTTCTCCATTTCTGTCAGCATTTCAACTTCAATCTCGGCCAAGTCATTAAGAAAGGCTTTTACTTCCGTAATCACATCTATTTCTTTTTTAAAATCTCGATGCACTCTGGCGCATCTGTACTGAAGCTGCTCGGGCAATCGATCATCAAAGGAAACAAAGTCGCACCACTTCCGGCCTGTACACATCATCTGAACAAGCATCTGTAGCTGGTATTTGTGGTCAATTATCCCCGTTCTGATAAATTCGATATGGGTCGCGGTATTTGGGCATTTGATTTCCATCAGTCCGTCATCAACAACAAGTCCGTCTGGGGATGCGCCAAACCAGTCAATGTCTGGATGGTCAACAAACCCTGTCTCGATAACGAGGACGCCATTGATGCCCTCGTACATTCCCCTGGCCATAGGCTCCAGGTCTATACCTCGCTGCATGGGGCCGCTGACAAAGTTGTCCGCCTGTCTGCTGGTGAGCCTTTCGCAAAGTAGTTCCATCCGGTAATTCTTTCTTGCTGCCGCTTCGCCGGTTTTGATCTTTGCCATAACATCGGATACACGGGAAGCTGTGACTTTGCCAAGTCTTGCGGCATACCATTCCTCGCTACGCTGCTCCATTGCTTAACTCCTTTTTCTTAGCGTCCTTGACATTGTTCAATTTTTGCCTGCCAAATCCATCACCGTTCAGGTCTTTGAATGCTGCCGTGTACTCTTTCTGTAATGACGCCATATCAGCGCACTCCTGAATCTTGGCAATCCAGTCTGCGGCTTTTCCCGTAAGGTCTTGAGGTTTTCCACCGTCCATATCAGCGTCTTTTGTTGCAATGCCTAAGAGGGAATTCATGGTGTAGCGCCGTCCGTACTCTGTGGTTGAGCCTACTGCCTGCACCGCGTTTTTGCTGCCCGTGGTATCTGGGGGCAGCACCAAAGTGGTTTCTTCCCTGTGCCCCCCTCTGTGGCTCAAAATAGCCGTTACATGAATTAGTTGATCTTCCACTTTAACCCTGTGTGTTATTGAAAATCCGTGAGCCTTCAATGATGGCTTGATTGCCGATAAAATCTGGTCAAATTTGGCGTACTTGGAATTATGACCTTGTGCGACTTTCTCAACTTCTGGTAGCTCTGCCTGCATGGTGGCAAGTGCTGCATCGAATTCCATACGCGCATTTCTATCCATGATGCGCTCCTGCATATCCATCATCTTTTCCAGCTTGGATATATCGGCATCTGGATTAACGGCTATTCGCTCAATAACCGTCATGATTGCCGCCATTTCAGACTGTCCGCTTTCGTCTGTCCTGGTTTCTACTGGCAACATTTCATCCCTCGGCATTAGTTCAAGTTCCTGTCCTGCCACTTCTTTTGTCTTTGCTGTGCTATTCATCACTGTTCTCCTGTCTCTAGCAGTTCAGGGTTTTCGAAGATGGTGCAGATTACTTGAATATCCGAATCATGAGGGATGGCACACATAGCCCGCGCATTCACTCCTTCGCCCACAACAAACTCACAATGAGCAAAAGATACCACGCCTATAACCGAGCCATCCCAAAACAAAATATCCCCTTCGTAAATCTCAAAGCCATTCTTGTCCTTGAGTCCGGTGTATTGATCCTTCTCTTTATGCTCAATATATTCAGGGTTCCAATATCCATCACCAACAGTGTAAAGCCATTGGGCCTTTGCCCTATCGCCTGCCCCCGGATACCACTTCTCATACCCTACAATATTGTTGCCTGACCGCAGCCTGAACTTAATCTCTCTGCTCATACCTATCCCCTCGCTGCGTCCAAAAGTTCATGTTCTTCCTGATCTGTGTCAAAACCGTAGTGCTTGTCCAGAGCCTTTAACCTGGCTTCTCTGTCCTGCACCTGCGGCGATTCCTTCAGCATGGCCTTGACCTCATCAGGTGGTACTACATCGTGTATCTGGTCGTGCATGACGATTTCACAGAGACATTCACATATCTTGCTGGTTACTGCGTGGCTTCTGCCGCCGATTATCGGATTCAGGTTATCCAGTATCGGGCCTTTAATTTCGTCGCTGATGTTCTCCAAAGTCTCGTACCACAAGTCTTTCCCATGGGTTTCGAGGTACTTTGCTGTAATCATCCTTCGGGCGTGGTTGTTGTACTCAGGTTCCATGTCAACGTCTGCTGTAATGTGGCCTTCGTGGATTAGGGATTGGTAGAGTTCTTTGAATTCGTTATTCATGCTCTTTCTCCAGTTCTTCCTCATGCTCCACTATCGCTTCATGGCAGCAAACAGGGATGCCTTCTTCGTCCTCTTCCCACAACCGCTCACAATGCCCGCATTGCATTTCTTCGTCGCGGATTATGTTTATAGTGACGGGATCCTGTGACCTGTGGTCACGGATAAACTTCTCCAAATCTCGCGCCCAGTCTTCTAGGAGAGTAGCCTGCCTCTCGATAGTTGGCGTGTGGTACTTGAATAGGTTTGGCGGGTCTATTTCCACCCTCAAATCAACTAGGACTTTCTTCTTCATTGCTCTGCTCCGTGTTTGGTGATTAGTGCGCGTTCGTCGTTCAGGTCGTCTGTCAGTTCCGGGTCGCCCACGGGTTACTCCTTGGCTTTATGCTCAATAGCCAGCATTCTCTGTATTGACTCATCAATATTCTGGATTTTGGCATTTGCTTCTGCGCGGATTTGCTCTTGCTCTGCTTTCAGCCAATCAATATGATCGTTTAACAGCATTCCTTTCGTGACTTCCGCAGTGAAATGAACATCAAATTCAACTTTCGCCAACACGCTATATTCTTTATTAAGAGCCGACGTGGAATAGGACAGCCAGTTATATTCATGGCTGTAGACTACATATAGAGCCCCTCGTACCTTTGTTGGCAAAGCACTAATCTCACCGTCCATAAGCTGTTTCACTACATCTTCTAATTCTGATTCAAGTTCTTCTGGTCTGTCTTTCATGTGGTTACTCCTTCTGCGTCCTGGTCAGGGGATTTGATGGCGGCTTTGCGCCGGTCTTTACCTCTGCGCCTTTCGTGCTTGATGTCCTGAATAATCTGCCGGCGTTCTTTTTCACGCTTTTCGATTTCATGGAAGTAGTCATCAGGATGGGGCATTATTTTCCCTCGGCTTTGGCAATGGCATTCTCAATCTTTGGGCAAATACCTGGAACCGGCACAATGGATTCATTTGGGATGCATTTCCTGATTACTAAGAGCGCATCTTTCAAAGCCTCCACAAGTTCAGCCTTGTCAGCATCTATCTTGGCAAGGTATTTCTCTAAATCGTCTATGAGAATCACATAGTCCTGTATGCCGCCATCAACAATCCCGGCAACGTCAAGGTCTGCCATATACTTGTTTTCTTTAATCCATTCTTTATGCGTCATCACTCACCACCCTTCCCGCTGAGATACTTCGTCGCCCTGGTCATGACCTCATTCTTGTCACTGCCAAAGAAGGCGAGTCCACGGCCTTTAACGATGTACCATTTGGAGTTGATTTCTTTGATGATCATGGGTTCTCCGTGCTGTTAGGGGCGGGTTAGGCTTCAACCAGCTTGCCGCCATCTAATGTGTACCAGGTGTCAGCTTTAACTTTCTTTTTGCCGACAATTCCTGACCAGACATTAATAATTTCATAGTCACCATTACGCTCAACTAGAAACAATGCGCACCCTTCCGCGCCTTTAACTTTTGATTTATAGCCGGAAACCATGGCTACAGAGTCTTTTCCCTCTACGGTTGCTGCGCTCCGGTCTCCGGTGTTGGTTGCTGCGCTCCGGTATCCGGTGTTGGTTGCTGCGCTCCGGTCTCCGGTGTTGGTTGCTGCGCTCCGGTATCCGGTGTTGGTTGCTGCGCTCCGGTCTCCGGTGTTGGTTGCTGCGCTCCGGTATCC